TCACCTTCACCTTCACCTTCACCTTCACCTTCACCTAAGAAAGAATCTCTTTGTCAGAGAAATAAATTTCTTGACGAAGCGATTGAGATTATTATAGCGAAAGAACTTTACTCGAGTATGAAAGAAAATAATCCAAAATGTAAAGAACCTAATTTCCAAAAGTGGGCTTGTAATATTGATTCAATGATACGTATTGATAAAAGAGACGTTGTAGATATAAGAAAAATCATTAGTTTTAGTCAACATGATAATTTTTGGAAATCAAATATATTAAGTACCGCAAAGTTAAGAGAAAAATTTGATCAGTTAATATTAAAAGTTAATGATGTTCCCAAAATACCAGAAGAACATAAAAATAAAAAGGAAATATGGACATAAATCAGAGGCTAAGGAGGAATATATGGATTATAAAAGAGTAATAGAAACATGGCTGAGAAATTACAATGATATAATTATTAAACTAGATTCGTATAAATCCCTATATAATGAAGTTGAGAAACATGTAAGAGACGGAGATGCGCTTGAATATGATAAGGAAAAATTAAGTCCATCTCATAAAATTAGTTCTGAGGTAGAAGATAATGCAATAACATTAGCTAATATGAGTATTGAAATAAATCACCTGGAAAGCAAAATATTAGTAATACAACAAGGTATTAAGCAGCTAAACGAAAAAGAAAGAAGAATTATTGAATTAAGATTTATGCAGCATAATAGATGGGATAAACCTTTAACATGGGTCCAGATATCAAGGGAAATGAACTATGATATTAGTTGGTGTAGAGAGTTACGGAATAGAGCGATAAACACATTAACAGGAGTAATGTTTGGAATACAAGCGGAAAACCCACTAAATACAAGCCGTTTTTAACATAATAAGGTGTTATAATAGTATTAGTTAGAATTATTAAAGAGAGAAGAGCACTGGTATACAACCGGTGCTCTTCTTATTGCGCGTGTTCACTATATAGGAGGTGATTAGATGTTAGATGAGAGACAGGTTAAGGCAATAGAATCAAAGGTAATAGGCGGGAATATTAGCGATATGGCGAGGAAATCAGGCGTTACTAGGAATACTATTTATAAATGGATAGAATTGGAAGAGTTTAAGGCCGAGGTGAGCAGGTGTCAACAGGAGTTTATTTCCTCCACAATACAGATAATCACTGCCTATGCACCAAAGAACGCGCAGGCACTGATAGACCTAGCTGATAGCACTACCAATAAGAAGATTGAGTTAGATGCTAGGCTTGCTCTGTTAAACAAGACTATGCCTAATACAACTAAGATAAGCATAGATGATGGTAGAGATGCTAAGGATAATGTGCCAGTAGATGTACTGGACCAAGAGCTTCAGGAGTTTGATGAGGAATAGTCGCAGTTTATAGGGACCATAGCTAGTGCTCGCTACACAGCATCAGCGACAATATAATACGAACATGTGTGGGAACACACTATGTACTAGATATAAACACTGATAATAACGTCATAGTTTATTATAGTATAGGGTAGAGAACGTTGGTATCACTAGGTTTAATATATAATGTCGTGAAATCAAGGTTTCACGACATTATTTTACATTGGTTTACATTGATGTGAGAGGCTATAGGGGTATATTCTGTTTTTAGGAATCGTGGAAATCGTGGAGGTAGAGCCTATAATTTTTTATAATAAAATTTTACCTTTGAAAAAAGAAGACCACCTATTCGGCAGTCTCCAAATAATCCTTTAATAATAATTCAATAGCTTTATCTAATAACTTTGATTGTGGTATTTTAGTAGTTTCTGAAAGTGCTTTAAGTTGGTTCAATAAATTAATATCAATAGAATTTGTATATCTTTCCCTAGTTTTTAAATCACTCATTCATATCACCTCAAACACATTATATACTTTACTTAAACTTATTGCAACTTACGTAAGTTTATGATATAATAATTATATAGAAGTATATGAGGGGGATTTGTTAATGTATGGTAAGGAAATGTTTCAAAAGGGTATTTATGGGATTGTGGATTTGGATATTTATAAGATAGTATATGTTGGTAGTACAAATGTTTCATTTTCAAACAGATGGGGTCATCATTGGTTACGAGTAAAAAAAGGCAACCACCCCAATAAAAAAATTAACTGAATTATTCAACTGTGGTAATTTTGAATTTGTTATCATTGAGGCAGGGGAATTTACAACCAAACAACTTTTGAAAAAAGAAAAATATTATACTGAAAAGTATGGTGTGCTCGAAGATGGTTATTGTGTCCACGTTGGTGGTGGAAAACTACAAAATGCTTTTATGAGTGCTAATAATAATTTCGAAGAAGATAGCAACATAAAATTAATTCGTTTGTATATAGAAGAAAATTGGTTTAACAAGAAACTATATTCAGAGGATAAAATTACTATTGAAAATCAATTTAATAAAGTAGGTATCGATATAGGGCAAATGAAGTTTATGGCATTATTAAGAAGAACAGGATTTGTAATTCAAAGATTTGCAGATAAAAAAAGTTGGTTAATTTCAGAAAAAACATTTTAACACTCTTAACAGGGTGTTTTTCTTATGAAAGGAGATATTATTATATGAAATTCAGAAAGAAACCAGTAGTAATCAATGCTATAAAATATACGAGGGATAATATCCATAGGGTTATGGATTTTGTTGAAGAATTAAGCGGTGAAGATAATTCTAAAAATATGAAATATAATGCAGAGGAAAACGAATATTTTATTATTACGTTAGAGGGAAATATGAAAATGAGTGATGGTGATTTTCTAATTCAAGGTGTAAATGGTGAGTTTTATCCATGTAAACCTGATATATTTGAAAAGACATATGACATAGTATAATTTTTTATAATATTTTTTTAGCTTCAAGGGTAGGCACAACAATTATTTTTTATAATACTTTTTAGGTGGTGTGGTATATGAAAATTAAATTATACACGCAATGGAAAGATGGTGAAGTTGTTTGCGCCTGTCCTCCAATAAACAAATGTAAAAAGGAACATGGCTGTGAGCTCTTAGACTTTACGCTTGATGCTTATGCCGATATGCGAGAATGCATGAAGCATGATAGTTATGCCAGGATTAATAGTAGGGTACAGCAAAGAAGGTGATCCAATTGGAAGATGTAGAATTAGAAGTAGACGAACATAAAGTTAATAGACAATTATTATATAAATATTTAAAAAAGTTATATCCCCATGGCAATAAGGCTAGAGTGTTAATGAAACAACATAATGAGCATTTATTTGATTTTCATGGATTAGCATATAGTGTAGGTAAAAGATCAATAGCATTTTTCTGTAAATACTTTCTTCAAGATACATTTACACCAAAGCCGGGAAATGTCGCAAGAGAATTAGCACCAATGCATTATGAATTATGGGAAGAGGCAGAAAACATATTTATTAAAGATTTATATGATAAATTTGGAGCAGCTGAACCTAGAGGATCTGCAAAAACAACGATAATGGATTTTGCTATATCTACATGGCTTCATGCTTATGAAATATCTCCTTATACGCTTGTAGCTGGTAAAGTAGAACAAGATGCCACTGATTTTATAGCGACAACCCGGCAGGCATTTGAAGAAAATCAATATATTATAAAAAGTTTTGGAAAATTAATAGATACTAGAAATCGCACAGTAAATAAATTGGAACTTGAACTTAGTAATAATACAAAGATACAGGCAATAAGCTCAACGTCTTCTATTCGTGGTAAGAAATATGGTAAAAATAGACCATTTTGCATTATAGCTGATGATTATCAAGGTAAATCTGATATTATTACTCAAGAATCAAGGGATAAGAAATATAGGACCTGGATGGATGATGCAAAATTTGCAGGTGATGAGGCTGTATATAGGAATGGCGCAAGAATAAAAATGGCCACAAAATTTATAGTATTAGGAACTATACTCCATCGAGATTGTTTTATGAGTAGAATTCTTATAAATAAAGAATATAAATGCATTACTAGAAAAGCAGTGCTAGTAGATGATGTAGATGAACTTTATACTACTGGCTTATGGCTACAGTTTAAAAATATATATTTTAGTGATATTTATGAAGATGCTGAAGCTGCAGCAAAAGAGTTTTATTATCAGCACGAGGCAGAAATGCAATATCCTATTTCATGGCCAGATAAATGGGATTGCGCAAACTTAGCAATTGCTTATTATACTGATGGAATCAGTTTTAAACAGGAATTACAGAATGATGCCAGTAAAATTGGAATTAAAAACTTTAAATCTATAGTAACTCAAACACCTGAAGAGATTGAGGCCCATACATTTATTAAAACTATGCTTTGTATGGATCCAGCCGGAACTGATAATAAAAATAAGAATAAAGAAGATTTTTATGGTTTCATAGTTGGGTCACTCGCCAATAATGGTTTTAAATATGCTCGTAAGGCTGAAATATTAAAAATTGAGTTTGATGGTTATATGAAACATGCTCTTAAGCTTTTGACTGATTATAAGGATATAACCCATATATGTATTGAAAAAAATACTTATTCCGGTGCTGATGTAATCAAGCTGAAAGAATTAATAGCATTAGATGAGGTCCTTAAATTAAGGACTTTTATTTATGTAAATGAAATGCAGAAAAAGAATAAGGATGAAAAAATTAATACTATTGTTTCTGATGTTAATAATGGTCGTATTATTTTTAACTCTGAAGATGTTCCTTTTCAAGATCAAATCATGGATTTTGCAGGGCAGAATTTTAGTGAACATGATGATGCTCCTGATATTACAGCAGAGTTTGCAAATAGAATTAATGATATAAAAGTTGTAAGTGTCGTTAAAGTATTGGACCGAAGAGCTCTAGGCCTATAAGGAGGTGGATAAAATGAATTTTAGTGAATTAATGAAAAGACTTTTTAAAAAGCAAATAGGATTAAATCTACGAAATCCCGAGCATTTGAAGTTGGTTAAGAAAATATATGGCCAGTACGTCGCAAACCGTTATGTTCATGAAAAGATGTATAGGTACTATAAGGGGCAAACCGACGCTATGAAAAATTATAAATTTATAACTGAGAGATCTAATATTAAGACAAATGTAAACTATATGAAGAAATTTATCAAAGAAGAAGTTTCTTACACTGTAGGTAATGATATAACGTATGAGTCCAAGAGCGATAATAGTGATATAGTTAAGGATATTGAATACTACACTGCGCATTGGGATGAATTACATGATACGGACTTGATGAAGTATTTGTTAGTGTTTACTAAGGTATATGAATTGTATTACCTAAATGAAGCAGCTGACTTTTGTAGCAAGATTGTAAAACCCACTGATGGATATGCCTATACGGATAGCTCAGGTAAGGTTTTATTTTTTATTCGTGCGTTTAAAAATGATTTTGATACAACTAATCAATATATAGACGTGTATACAGATTCTTGTATTTATCATTATGATAGTAAATTCAATGAAATAGAAAACCCTACTTATAATATATTTGGAGAGGTTCCTGTTAGTGTTGGAAAATTAACATTAGAAGAATATCATGATAGTTTGTATGGTGATATAAAAGGTCTTCAAGATGCTTTTGAAACTAATTTTAGTGATATTGGGAATGAAATAAGTGATTTTAGAAGTGCTTATTTGGTATTTACAGGCTGTGAAATTCCTACAGATGATATACCAGAAATGAAAAAATTAGGAGTACTACAGGCTAAAGACAAAGATAGTACAATTCAGTGGCTTATTAAAAATATCAATGATACCTTTATCCAAAATACGCTTGATAGATATGTAGATACAATGTATCAAATTTCCTGCCATATTAATCATAACGAGGGTATGGTGAGCAACTTATCAGGGATTGCATTAAGATCAAGGCTAATTGCACTTGAAAATAAATGTGAACTTGAGGAAAAGGCACATAAAAATATTGTTAAAAATAGAAATAGGTTTTTATGTATGTATTTGAACCTTAAGAAAAACAAAAATTATGATTATAAAGATATTAATGCTCTTTATACTCCTAATATTCCAATGGATGATTTAGGAACTGCACAAATGCTGGCTCAGGTTCCTGAGGGAATTATTTCTAAGGATACTTCAAGAGGTAGATTTAGTTTTATAAGCAATAAAGTAGCTGAAGCTGAAAAAGTTAAAAAAGAACAGGATGCTGAGGTACCTATTATTAATTTAGACACTGTGACTGCCAATGAGTGATTATACCGATAAAGAAGAACAGGATTTCATTGAAAGTTTATATAATGAAGCTGATAAACAGATAAAAGAGGTTTATAAGGAACAAAAGAATAATAGAGATGAACTATTAAAGCAACTAGCAAATATAATGCTTACCTATACCATTTTAAATGACCTTATGAAGCTCTCTAAGGCAGATAAAAAGAAAGAGTACAATAGGTTGTCTAAGATAGTCGTAGTAGGTACGCAAGCCCAAGGGGTTACTCAAAACAAGGTTATAAAAGAAATATTAAACAGTGCAGTAAACAAAACTTTTAATTTCTATAGTTACAATGCAAATCTTAAAGATGTTAGGGAGATTATAGGTAGTAATTTCAAAGGAGCGCATTTTAGTGACAGGGTTTGGGGCCATAATAATGATGTGGCGAAACTACTCCATAAACAAACTCAAGATTTCTTAAATGGTAAAATAAATGTTAATCAAATTAAGAGGAATATTGAGAAGTCTTATAATACAAGTGCATATAATGTGCAAAGATTAGTGGAAACTGAAATAAGTCACGTTGAAAGTTTAGCATTTAAAAGATTTTGTAAAGAAACTGGAGTTGAGCGCGTCCTTAGAAATGAAGAGATGGATTCCAGGACTTGCAGTATATGTGCTGGTGTAAATGGAAAAGTATATGATTTAGATGATGCACCTGACAATCTGCATCCACGTTGTAGGGGTTATAATACAGTACTTTGATAAAAGGAGTGATTTATTAATGAAATACAGAAAGAAACCAGTAGTAATAGAGGCTATACAATATACAGGGGATAATATACACGCGGTTATGGCTTTTGTTAAAAAGCTAAGTGATAAAGATAACAACGAATGTACGATTTACAATGTAATTACGGGAAATGAATATTCCATAATGACATTAGAAGGTAATATGAAAATAAGTAAAAATGATTATGTTATAAAAGGTGTTCAAGGTGAATTTTATCCATGTAAATCTGATATATTTAAAAAGACATATGAAATAGTAGTATAAGAATATGACCAAAGGCGAAATTGAATTTGCAATCAGGAAAGCGTTTAATAATTTTGATACTTGGAACGATGTAACAGGAGTAATCCCAAAAGGTAGTGGTTATTACTATGAAATGCAAGGAGTTATATCAGACGCAGTTAAAATAGGTTGTAAGATAGCTTGCGAGGGTATTGATACCAATTTAGATGATATATTAAATGAATAGATTATGTATAAAGCATTTACTTGATAGTAGGTGCTTTGTTACGTGCCCCTAACATGGCATTAAACTGCTTAAGCTCGTCTTGTGGGCATTTTGCGTATGAGGGGTACAACTACATTAAAATAATAAAAATATGTGTCTTATGGGCAATTAGCGTATAAGGGATGGAGGAATATATGTTAAAGAAAGATTTAATCGAAAAAATAAAAGCTTTAAAAGACGATGAGGATATTAACACATTATTGGTTGGAACTGATGTTGAAACGCAGTTTAAAGGTGATGAACCTACACTAGATACCTTTAAGCAAAAGGCTAAGACAGATAAGGATTTCAAGTCATATTTTGAAAGCGAAAACGATAAATATCACGCAAAAGCAGTCAAAACAATGAAGGAATCCGGTAGTTGGGAAGGTGAGTTTTCTGACGTTATGAAAACAAAATATCCTGACTTGGTACCAGATCCGCAAGCCGAATTAAAAAAAGAAATTGCAAATTTAAAATCTGAAAGTGCTAGAGAAAAAATGTTAAATCAAGCGGTTGCTTATGCAACTGAAAAAGGAATTAAAATAGATTCAAAGTATATTAGTAAATTATTAGGTGAAGATTTTGATTCCACAAAAGTTGAATTAGATGGATTCGCAGAAAATTGGTCAAAGGGTCTTGAAACAAGCGTTAATGAGAGAATGAAAGTCTCAAGTTATGTTCCTGGCGGAAAAGGTGAAGATGGAGCAAACATTTCAATTGGTGCTTCAATGGCTGCACAAAATAATGGTGGCAAAACTGCTCCAAGTGACCCTTGGGCAGCAAAATAAGGAGGAATATTAAATGTTTAAAAAAACAATTTACACAAACGAAATGGAAATACTAGCAAGTGATGCAAATTTAGTATGTTTTTCAGGAACAGTATTAACTTCAGGTGTGGTAGCAGATGCAGACGGAAAGAAATATGTTGCAGCAGGTAGTTTCATTGATGCTACAGGCACAGTTGTTACAGAAGAAGGTACCGCTGGAAGTGAAACTTTAACAACTACTCCAGTAGGAGTTTTATATCAGACAGTAGATGTTACAAACGGTGATGAACCTGGTTCTATAATGGTTGAGGGATACTTAAGAGCAGATAGAGTCTTAGCACCATTTGCAGATGCAGCAATAGTTTTATTAAAAGCAGCTTTACCAGAAGTAAAATTTAGATAGTCGAGGGGGAATTAATAATGCCAAAATTAGTAGAAGTTTTTAATACATTAGAATTAATAAATTATTTCAAGGAAAGAGTAGTTGTCCCAATGTTAGGTGAAGCTCTATTCCCTGAAAAGAAGATTCAAGACATAGAATTTGATATGATTTTAGGTGCTGGCGGTCTCCCAGTAAGTGCAAGTGTACATGCATTTGATACAAAGACACAATTGGCTAGTAGAGAATCAATCGCAAAGGGTATCCAGACTTTAGCCCTAATCAAAAGACAAATTAAGATCACTGAGAAAGAATTAATCAAAATCCAAAATCCACGAAATGATGCTGAGTTAGCATTCGTTCTAGCTCAACTTTATAAAGATGCAGAAAAAATGGAAGAAAGTATAAGAGTAAGAGCTGAAGCTATGAGAATGGAAGCTATTTCTAGCGGTAAAATTGCAATAGATGAAAATGGTGTAGCTGTAACAATAGATTACTTAGTTCCAGCTGGAAACAAACTACCTTTCAACTGGAGTGCACCAACTACAGCTACACCACTTATTGACCTAGAAACTTTAGCAACTGCGGTTGAAAGTGAATGTGGAAGTAGACCAGCGAGAGCAATAACTTCAAGAAAAGTAATGAAGGCCATTTGTGCTACTACTTCAATCAAAAAAGCAGTATTTGGGTCTAACTCAGATAAACTTGTTACTTTATCATTGTTAAATGAGTTGCTATCACAGTCTGACCTACCAATTCTTTTAGTTAATGAATCTAAGTATAAGGTTGAAACAGCTACAGGATATTCAACTGTAAGATACTTCCCTGAAAACATTATATCTATGTTTGGATCTTCAACTTTAGGAGAAACAGTTTATGGACTAACTGCTGAAGAAGTTAAACTTATTGGTGATGGCAACATGAAAACCGCTTCAATGGTTGGAAATGTATTTGTAGGAACTTATACAAGTGTAGATCCAGTAGCAGAATTTACAAAGGCAGCTGCTACAGTAATTCCATCCTTCCCACATGCGGATGAACTTGGGATTGCAACTATAACACTAGCTTAGTATTAAGAGGGTTATTTAATAGCCCTCTTTTATTTATATAAAGGAGGGTATCTATGGCAATTAGCAAAGAACAACAGAAATCAATTCTTATAATTAAAAATTATTTAAATGTAGGTACCAATGCGAAGTATACAGATGATTACATTTTGACTACTTACTCTATTGCGGTTGAAGAATTGATAGAAAATGCGAGTGAAATTAAATTATTAAAAACTTTAGGTATAAAATCTAAGTCAGACGGTGTTCAGAGTGTTACCTTTAGTGATGGCATTGAGGCGTGGGCTATTACATCAAATATCAAAGCCTTGCTACCACTCCCATCTGTAAGACTTATGGGTTAAATGGGGGTGATTAGATGGTATTATTTAAAAATGCCAGTGTGTGACAATCTATAATAAGTATTACGATTTCATGACTGGGTATGATATGTATCAGCGAACTGTAATCAAAGGGATTAACTGGAGCGGTGTTAGAAATGCGAATATTAGTGATACAGGTTTATTACTAGCTGATTCCATCCGTATTATTTTAGATAAATTAGATAATTATATTTCTCCAAAACAGTTTAGAAAGTTATCTGATATTGAAAGACCTAATTATTTTACTTTAGCGGTAGGAGATAAAATTGTTAAAGGTGAGATTAATTTTGAGATAACAGGAGTCAAACCTTATAGGTTAGCTGATTTGGAAAATAATTATGATGATGTAGTAAATATAATGTCTACACGAGAATTAAGTGATCATTTTGAAGTGGAGGGCAAATAATGAGTAACCATGTAAGAGTAAGAATGGACCCAACTCAAAAGATTTTGCTTAAAAGGTATTTAAATCAAGATGGTAGAGCTCAAGTAGAATTTACTAAAGCATGCGCCAGGGAAATGGATAATTTTACACCCTATTTGACAGGACGGCTAAAAGATATGATGGTTACAATAAACCCAACTAATGTAACTTACAATGCCCCTTACGCTAAGCGACAATATTATACTAATGCTGGTAATGGCAGACAAGGTACCTCAAGTGGAGGGCTACGTGGAAAGCAATGGGATAAGAGGATGTGGCTCCAAAAAGGTGACGAGATTGTATCAACTATAGCAAGTTTTGTAGGAGGGGGAACATAAATGGTCATAGAAGCAATTAGAAATTTTATAAAATTATGTCCTTACCTGCAAGAGTTTGAGGGAGCAGATGGTGTTATAAAAGTAAATGTGGATTATTTGGAGGAACTTGCAACAGCGTATTCTATTGAGGAAGTTCCAACTAATCCAATAATTAAAACATATGTAAATGGTGATAGCATCAGGCAATTTCAATTTATATTTGCATCCAGGGAACCCTATGGAGCTGATGTGCTTCAAAATATTAGCAACAGTGGATTTTATTTTGATTTTGCAAATTGGATTGAAGAACAAAACAATAATGATAATTTCCCATTACTGGATGATGGATATGAAAGTCAAGAAATCAAAGTATTATCTCCAGGCTATGCATTTGCAGTTAGTGTGGACCAAGCAAGATATCAAATTGAATTAAGATTAAAATATTATAAACAGGGAGGAATTTAAATTGACAATTCGTAAAAGGAAGACCCAGGCTAACTATTTAAGCGTATTAGGTGCTTTTGAATTATTAGGAGCCGGATTTACAGAGTTAAACGAAAGCCCCAGTGCACAAACATCAAGCAAGAGGTATATTAATCAATCGAGTGCTACACAGTCCATTATAGGCTATGAATGGGCAACAAGCTTTAACACAGACCAAATAGTAAGTGAGAAAGCTATTACTTATATTAGAAATATTGGAGAAATGCAAAAAACAGGAGCCGATACAGAAACAGATTATTTAATCGTAGACTTAGACCAACCTGGTACGGCAGTAGGTACTTATAGGGCAAGAAAGTTCAGTATCGCAGTACAAGTTGATAGTTTTGATGATAATGATGGTGAACTAGGGGTAAGTGGAAGTCTATTAGGGAGTGCAGATCCAATTGAAGGCACGTTTACTATAGCAGATAAAACATTTGCAGCGGGGTTTACAGGGTTGACGTTGGAACTTAGTTATA